GGCAAGACGCCGTTGCCCTTCGGCTCGGTGCTGCCGGATGACGACGGCTGAGGCGATGGCCGGTACGCGCTGGGTGCGCCTCGACGTCGACTACTTCGGGAACCCGAAGACCCTCGCGGCGGGTCGAGACGGTCGGGACCTGCACCTGGCCTCGATCTGCTGGACTGCCCGGTTCCTCACCGATGGGCGCATTCCCGCCTCTGCCGTCGCCTCGATCGCGGCAGAGGCGGGCGTGACGAGACGTGCCGCGGATCTCGTCGTCGCCGCCGGGCTCTGGACACCGAACGGCGATGGCTACGTGCTGCACGACTTCGTCGAGATGAACGGCTCGCGATCCGCCGTCGAGCTGGACCGCGAACGGTGGCGCGAACGGCAGCGCCGCTACCGAGCGTCACGGGTGACCGATGCGTGACGCGGGCGTGACACGCCTCGTGACTCCCCCGTCACATCTCGACCTACGTGACGTGACGTGAGATCCGCGCGCGAGTACCACAACGGGTCTGTCTCACCGCGCATGCGCGAGGCCGGGCGATGAGCGGCCCGTACGACGTCACCTGTCCGAGCTGCTACGCCAAGCCCGGCGAACGCTGCGACACCGAAGGCGGCGCCACGCACGATGCACGCGTCGCTCACGCCAAGAACCGCCAGCGCGAGCTGCGCCCGTACGACGTCGAGCCGACACCCGTTCCCGAGCAGTACCAGCACGAGCAACCACCGGGCCCCGAACTCGTCGGCGGTCGACTCGCCCACAAGCTCGACGACGGCACACGCGCCAGCGGACTGCGCAACCTCGAACGCATCCGCGCAGAGATGGCCGCACGCGCCGTGAAGCGCGGCGGCGTCATCGGCGCAGCACGTCCCATCGACGACCACTTCGCCCAGGCAGCACGCGAAGCCTCAGCGCGCTGGCACGACGCCGGCTGTCCCGAGCCTCAGCACCTCCACGTCGACGGAGACGACGCCGCATGACCCGACAGACCCGCAAGCCACTCTGCGCCTCATGCGGCGCCGTCATCCGTTGGTGCCACACCCGCGACGGCAAACGCATGCCGCTCGACCCCGACCCCGCGCTGCTCGGCAACGTGCGCGTCTTCGACGACGACCTCGCCGTGGTCCTCACCAAGACCGAGGTCGCCCAGTACCAGGAGGCCGGCGTGTCTCTCCACTCGTCGCACTTCGCCACATGCCCGGACGCGCCCAAGTGGCGCCGCAACCGAGCAGCACGCACATGACCACCGGGGGAGCTCGACCGCGCGGTATACCGCGCGGGGTCGGGAAAGCGTTGTGCGGCTTGGGCCTGCTGGTGCTCACCGCGTGCACACCCGCGCAGATGGCCTGGTGGTCGTCGTTCGCCGGCCCCGTCGAGGGCGCCGACGTCGCATGCGCCGAGTGGGTCGGCACGTCTCGCGTCGCCGGGTTCAGCGACGATGAGCTGCCGATCGTGCAGACGCTCATGTGGCGCGAGTCGCGCTGCGATCCCGGCGCGCACAACGCGTCCGGCGCATCCGGGCTCATGCAGGTCATGCCGATGTGGGCAGACGACTGCGGCGGTACACCGGCTCAGCTACTCGAGCCCCAGTTCAACCTCACCTGTGCGCGGCACGTCTTCGAGGTGCAGGGCTGGCAGGCGTGGAGCACCTACCCGTGACCGACGTCGTGCTCGAAGCCCACGAGATCCGGCACGCCGCGCTCATCGGGGTCGGGCGCAACCTCGTGGCCAAGCGGCAACGTCGACGCCCGCTCATCCCCGGCTCGAACACGTTCCTCGCTGACATCGCCGGTGCCGTCGCCGAGCTGGTGGTGGCGAAGGCGCTCGGCGTCTACTGGGCTCCGAACGTCGGCGGCAACGACCACGTTCGCGGCGACGTCGGCATGTTCCAGGTGCGATCGAGTGCGCAACCGTTCCTCGTGATCCGCGACCGCGACCTCGACGAGCAGCCGTACGTGCTCGTCACCGGCCAACCGCCGGACATGAGCATCCGCGGGTGGCTCTACGCCCGCGAGGCGAAGACGTCCGAGTACCGCGACCCCGGCGGCGGGTGGGCGGTGCCGGCGCAGTACCTCCGCTCGTGGGAGGACCGGCCAGCATGAGCAGCGGCAAAGCGTTGCAGCACCTGGTCGGGCCGGCTCCGTACTTCGACGGGTGGTGCGGCATCTGCGGCGAGCTGTACGCGTGCATCGACGAGTGGGTCGAGCACCGCGCCACGCACCCACCGGGCGAGCGGCCGATCGCACGAGGCGGGTACGACGAGCGGCGCGCCGAGCGTGAGGCGTGGCACCAGGCCACCAGACCAGACAGGAGACGACGATGAGCACGATCACGCTCAAGACCTCGACCGAGTTCGTGACGGTCTCGTGCTGCGCCTGCGGCGTGGTGTTCGCGGTGCCGAGCGACCTGCACGAGATGTGGCTGGCGAAGAAGCAAGACCGGTCGTGGTGGTGCCCGAACGGGCACAGCCAGAGCTACACCGGCAAGAGCGACCGTGAGCTGCTCAACGACGCACGCGCCGCACGCCGCCGGCAAGAGGCACGTGCCGACGCCGCCGAGCTGGCGTTGCGCGACGAACGTGAGCACGCCGCACGTCGCGCCGCCGGTGGTGTGTGCCCGTGCTGCCATCGCTCGTTCGTGCAGCTCGCTCGACACGTCAAGAGCAAGCACCCCGGGTACGGACCCGGCCCGTGCAGTGCTGGCCAGGCCTCCCGGTGAGCGCCCTCATGCGGTGCCCGTTCGTGCGCGCCGTCGCCGCCGGTGATCTCGTCGCCGCCACCGCACTCGCGGTAGCAGAACCGGAACCGGCCGACCCGGCGGTGGTGGTGTGGCTGCTCGGCGAGGCGCAGAGGCAGCTCGGCGAGCGCGGTGAACGGTGCGCCGAGCCTGGATGCGGTGCGGCCGCCGCGGTGACCGCGTTCTGCCCGTCGCACTGGTTCTGACGGTGCCGGCGCGGCGCCGACGAGTCGTCTTCGTGCCGTGCGGGCGCGCTTTTTTCCGGGACGGGACCCGGCGGGACGTCGTCCCGGCGACTATCTCCCCCCGGGCCTGGGAGAAATGGGAGCCGCCGCGGCGCGGCACCGATCCGGCCCGGTCAAGCCAGCACTGGTCGGGCCGGCGTACCGTTCCCGGCATGCCACGCCTCGGATCGCCGTACGGGCCGGCGTACCAACGTGCCCGCGCCCGCCTGCTCGCCGGAGCTCCCCGGTGTGAGTGCGGCAACCCGGCAACCGAGGCGGATCATGTGCCGCCGCTCGCACTGCACCGGCACGTCGACGGCTCCGGGTGCTGCGTGCTGCGGCCGCGGTGCTCGCCGTGCCAACGCCGGCAGGCGATCGAGCTGTGCAACGCGCGCCGCGGGCGTCGCTCACCGTACGGACCGGGAGGCCTGGCCAGCACTGGTCGGGCCGGGTCCAGGACGCCGCCACCGGCGACGAGGTCGTGGTGACGCGCTGCCGGTGGGCGATCAGCTTCGTCACGATGGCGACGCGCTGCGATCAGCCGGCCGGGCATGCCGGCGCGCACGAGGGGCCCGGGCTCTTCGAGTTCCAGCGGATCGAATGGCTGCCCAACGACCGCCGCCAGCACGAATCCGACCGCGATGACGCGCTGGCCTGGGAGATCGAGTGAGCACCGACGAGCGCCAGGCGTGGGATCGCCGACACGACGAGACGGCGCGGGCGTACGACGCCTTCCGCCGGTTCCGGGAGCTCGGCGCGGCGCGCAACCTCGGCGCGATCGCCAAGTCGGCCGGCGTGGCACTGCGCACCGTGCAGCGATGGTCGGAGGATCATCTCTGGTTCGAGCGGGCCGTGGCGTGGGACGACGAGGTGCACATGCTCGACGACCGCCGCCGGCTCGACGCGCTGCGCACGATGCACGACACACACCAGAAAGCCGGGAGAGCGTTGCAGCACAAGGCGTTGGCGGCACTCGCGGCGCTGGACCCCGACCAGATCCCGGCATACGCCGCGGCACGTCTCATGGAACTCGGTGCTCGACTCGAACGCGAGACGCTGACGGTGTCGGTCGAAGAGCTGCAAGGCGCCGCCAAGTCCGGCGACGCCGTGAGCGATCCATGGGAAGCCATCGCGCGTGAACTCACCGGCGGCGACTAGCGCCCTCCCGCGCCACGGCTCGCCTCGACGACGCGAACGACCGACCCGAGGGCGGTTGCTCGGCCAGGTGTCCGGCCTGCTCGGCTGGGACTTGCACGACTGGCAGCAGTACGCCGCCGACGTCTCGCTCGAGTACGACCGCCGGACTCGCGTCCCCTTCTACCGGACGGTCGGCATCGCACTCGCGCGGCAGAACGGGAAGACGACGCTCGTCTGCGCGCGCATCGCGCTGCAGCTCATCATCCCGAGGCAGACCATCGCCTACACCGCACAGGATCGCAACCTGGCGCGGTTCAAGTGGGCCGAGCACGTCGAGCTGCTCATGAACACGCCGTTCGCCGACCGCGTGCGGCGCGTGAGCCGGATCAACGGCGCCGAGGCGCTCATCATGAAGAACGGTTCGCAGTACGTCATCGTGACGCCCGACGAACGCAAGGCGGGCCGGTCGATGAGCCTCGACCTGGGCGTGATCGACGAGGCTTTCGCCCAGACCTCACTAGGCCTGCTGGGAGCACTAGCGCCGACGATGGCGGCGAGACCGCACGCGCAGCTGTGGGTGCTCTCGAATGCCGGCACGTTCGAGTCGGTGCTCTGGCGGCACTACACCGACACCGGGCGCGCGCAGATCGACAACCCGCTCAGCTCGCTCTGCTGGCTCGAATGGGCGGCCGACCCGGAAGCCGACGTCTTCGATCACCAGGCGTGGGCGGATGCGAACCCGTCGCTCGACCGCCCGCACGGCGTCACATCGGCCGCGCTCGGCGCCGCGGCACTGGACATGGACGCCGACCAGTTCCGCCGCGAGCACCTCAACATCTGGGTCGACCAGTCGCAGCTCACCGGGATCGACCCGGTCTCGTGGGCGGCGTGTCGCGATGACGACCTCCGCGCCGGTGGGGACGTGGCCCTGTCGGTGGACTTCACCCCCGAGCGTGATCGCGGCACTCTCGTCGTAGCCGGCGACGTCGGCGGCCGGACGCCGCTGGAAGTGATCGAGTCGACGTCCGACCTCGAACGCCTCGTGTCGCGCACCGTCGAGGTCGCGGCGCGCTGGGGGGCGGTGGTCGTACTCGATCGCGG